GCTCGGTCAACGTTACCTTAGTGCCGTCTTTCTTCTCCCACGTCAGCTTCTCAGCCTTAGCGGGTGTGACGAGTTTGGTTTCGTAGATCGCGCCTTTGGGGATGCCCATCTTGACCAGCTTCTCGGCCATCTCGGCTTCGGGCAGTGCCCAAGCGCGGGAGCCGCGACCGTTGACCAGTTTGAGGCCGGGGATCGAGATGCCTGACTCCATGCGGCGCATGGCTTCTTTTTCCACAGCTTCGAGGAGTTGGCGCATCAGGGGTGCGGCTTCCATGATCTGACGAATCTGGGCATCGTCCATCTGGGCCGGGTCTTTATCGGCAGACTGCTGCGCGACATCGAGTGTTTCGGTTACGACTGGCTGGAACATGATTCCTACCTCCTTCATTACATTACCTGCCAGCGCGGCGCAAGAGCCTTTCGCACGACAGAATTTACATTGACTTTCACCCGGTACAAGCGGTGCGTCTGGTTTGTCAGTTGCAGCGGCTTGCGTGATGATTGTACCCATGTTGTCGAGTAAAGAGCGCACTGACACCTCGTGTGAAGTGATCGGCTTCATGCCCTTCAGCGCCAGCTTGGGTTGGATGATTGTCATGCGATGCGTGTTGAATGGGTAAGCACCGTTCACGGGCAGCTTGTAGCCAGCCAGCACACCATAGGCGTACTGCTCAAGCTGCATGTTGCCCTCGGCACTCACCACACCCATGCCGTCCTTGTAGTCGATCAATTCAATCCAGTCAGGGCCGATAATCTGGCAGTCCACGGTGCCCGACAGGTCTTTGCGACCCAGCAGGAACTCGGGGTCCACCTTCTGTTCTGAGACGACCTTGAACATCCCGTTCATGGATCGCTCACGGATGTACTCAATGGCGGTCTTGACCCGGGCAGCGCGATCAGCGTCCACCTTGAACGTGCCCTCGTGATCGGTGAAGGTTTCCCCCACCTGATCCATTGGGTCCGACAAGCCGTTCTTGATGCAGTGCTCAAGCAGCGTGTGCGAGTGTGTGCCATCGGCAGCAGCGGGGCCGCTACCGGTGTCAGGGTACTTGGCCTCCTCTCGAATGCTGCCGGGGCACAAGGCCCAGCGGCTGCGCTTCGATGGGGACAGCTTGGCGTGATCGCTCACTTCAGTGCCTCAACACCAGTGTGCAGTGCAGCATAGTGCTCGGGCTTCACATCGTTGATGTTCTGGTAGCCCAAACCAGTCAAGACGCCTTGGATCAGTGCACCCTTTTGTGGGCCGAGGGCTTTGTATGCACCCATCACGTAGTCAATCAGACCTTTGCCGTCCGAGAATGGTGCGCCAGTGGCGACAGGTGCGGCTACAGGGGCTGCGAAGGTAGGAGGCGCGGGCATGGCAGGAACAGCGGCCACGGGTGCAGGTGTATCCACGACAGTCACGGTGACCGGGGCAGCTTGTACCACAGGTGCGGGGGTTGGTGCAACAGGTGCGGGTGCTGCTACATTGCTGGACTCCAGCTTGGCAGTCAGGGCAACCACGGCAGCGGTCAGGGCTTCAATCTTGAGTTCGAGTGACATAGAGTTTCTCCAGAGGGTTACGGTTTACAGGGGGTTGAATTGTGAGGCGGTCTTCAACAAACGCCTCGACGATTTCACGATGCACTTCGCTTGGTGTCCCTAGCTTTCGTGCTTTCTCATGAAACTTGGTGCGCGTCTTGTCTGTCACTCGGACAGTCATGAACGCTGATTTGGATTTGGGTGATGTCATAAATAATTTCCTTGACCGATGACGCAGTGTAGCACGGCTGTGATACTATTGTGCAACTGGTTTGAAATTATTTTTGGAAAAGGATTGCGATGAGCACACAACAACCAAAAACCTTGCGATTGGCTGACGCCCTTGATTGTTACGAACACGAAGGAATGAGCAAAGCCGCCGCCGAACTGCGCCGCTTGCACTCAGTCAATGCTGATTTGCTGGAGGCAGCAGAAGACGCAGTTAACCGAATTACATCTCAATTGAAATTGATGAGATGTGATGACGAATTTATTGCTAACGAAACGCAAAAGTTACGTTTTGCTATTGCTAAAGCTACAACCAACTAAAAGAAAAGCCCCGGTGGTTAGACCGGGGCTTAAAAGGAGAAGCTCCATGAACGAAGTGTCGGCAACTGCAATCACCAACGGGTCCATTCTATGACAGCGCCACAGACAGTGCAATCTCATCCTGCGTCAGTTGACGCCTACATCAGACACGGGTGGTCACTTGTGCCCATCCCAGCCAACACCAAGGGGCCGCGCACCCCGGGCTGGAACCTCAAACAGAACGCCCTCAAGGCCCAAGGCGACCTGCCCCCGGGCTACGGCATCGGCTTGGCCCATGCGTACAGCGGCACGATGGCCCTTGACATCGACAACTGGACCGTGACCACCAGTCTGCTGGCCGAGCACGGCATCGACCTGCAAGCCCTCTACGATGCGCCTGACGCCGTGGTCATCAACTCGGGCAAGCCGGGGCACGGCAAGCTGCTGTACGCGATGCCCTTCGGCGCTGCGCTGCCATCGAAGAAGATCATGCACAGCGGCATCACGGCCTACGAGTTGCGCTGCGCCACGGTCAGCGGCCTCACGGTGCAGGACGTGCTGCCCCCGTCGATCCACCCTGAGACACGCCAGCCCTACCACTGGGCGGGCCACGGCCACTGGACCCGTATGCCGGTGATCCCCCAAGCCCTGCTGGATTTGTGGAGTGGGATGCTGGCGCAGGACAAGGAGCGCACTATCGCCACGGACGGCTCGATTGACGCATCATGGGAGGAGATCAGGCAAGCACTCGATGCGGTGCCCGCTGACTGCACCCGGGACGAGTGGGTCAGCATCGGCATGGCCCTGCACTGGGCGGGCACTCAGACCGACCAGCTTGAGCAGTCCCTGTCGCTGTGGAACGAGTGGAGCGCCACGGCCCAGACCAAGTACCCCGGTGAGCGTGAAATCCTGACGCAGTGGATCAGCTTCAAGCCCGACAAGGCCACCGCTGTCAAGCTGGGGACACTTTTCCACATCGCTAAGTCCCACGGCTGGCAGCGGCCCATACCCGATGCGTCCGAGTTGTTCAGCAAAGTTGAGACACCGGTCATGGAGCCGATCAACGTGCTCGATGGCCTGCGACCCAAGCCACCCGAGATGGACCTGTCCCTGTGGCCCCACATTCTCAAGACCCGATCCACTGAGATTTCGGAAAGCGTGGGCTGCGACCCTTTGGTCCCTTTGTTCGCTGGGTTGGCCGCTGTCTGCGGGGTGATTGACGCCCGCATCCGGCTGGAACTCATGCCGGGGTTCAAGGTGCCCCCGGTGCTGTGGCTCATGACTTTGGGCGACCCAGCGGACAAGAAGTCACCCGGATCGCGGCCCATGTTGTCGCCATTAAAGAACATCGAGGCTGAAGACCGACCCCGCTACGGCAAGGAACTGCTGGACTGGGAGGGCAAGGAAGCGGCCTATGCTGCGGCCAAAAAGGGTTTCCTTGAATGGTCATCCTCGCCCGATGCCCTGCTGGGTGCCGATCAAGCCCCACTGGTGCCCGAGATGCCCCCGCAGCCCGTGCCCCTGAAGATCACGGTCAGCGACATCACGAGTCAGAAGCTGGTGCGCCAAGCGGCAGACCGGCCCCGTGGCCTGCTGTGCCACCTTGACGAGATGAACTCGTGGGTGCGCAAGCTGACAGACAAGACCAGTGGCGAGGATCGGTCAGCGTGGGTTGTCAGCTACGAGTCAGAGCACTACGAGATGGACCGGGTGGGCGCTGGGTCGATCCACTGCGAGAACTTGGCCGTGAGCATCTATGGGAACATCCAGCCAGCGGTGTTCCGGGCCAGCGTGGCACCCCTGTCGGCTGACGGCCTGCTCCAGCGGTTTATCCCCGCCATCCTGCGCGGCAGCAAGACCAAGCTTGGCCAGCCGGTGCCTGAGTACCTGACCAGCGCCGCAGCGTGGGAGAACACCCTGCGCCTGACCTACGCGCTGCCCCCACAGACCTACCAACTGTCGCCCGAGGCGTACACCGTGTTCCGTGAGTTCCAAGCATGGTACGAGGAGGCCAAACAGGACGAGAGGGTGCTGGACAGCGGGCCTGAGTACATGACAGCCTTCGGTAAGCTGGAAGGCTTGGCTGGCCGGTTGATCCTGCTGTTCCACGTCATCGAGTCCCCATTCAGCCCACAGGTTGCCCCCGATGTTGTCCACAGGGTCATCTCGTTTGTCAAGGGCTACGTGATCCCCGCCTACCGCTACGCGCTAGGTGAAGTGGCCGGGGCCATCTCAAATGATTTTGACCAGTGGGTGATTGACCACATCATCCAGAACAGTACTGAGATCACCATGATTGACCTGCGCACCCTGAAGCGGTCAGCACGGCGTAAGCTGGAGGGCAAGACCGAATGGCAGAAGGACCAAATGGTCATGGACGCCATGCTGGTGCTGGAGCAGGCCGGGTGGGCGGTCAAGATCGAGGAGGAACTGCACAAGCACCGTGCGATGTGGGCCATCAACCCCACGCTGCCCACGATGTTCAAGGACTACCGGGAGCAGGTGCTCAAGGCCAAACAGCGCCACGCTGACTACATCTACCGCCACGCCTACGACAAGGGTAAAGAGCGCAAGCTGGTCAAGGGGTATGACCCCGACACGATGGAATGAAAAAGGGGACCACTGGTCCCCTTTTTTACTTTTTGGGCTGTGCGAACTTGATCCAACACGACTGACAAATCCATTTGACCGGGGTCATCTGGACCCCGCCCTCGGGGAATCGGTCACGCTGACAGCGGGAGCACAGCTTCATTCTGTCTTCTCCTTGAGCGTGGCCCATGCCACTTGGGCACATCGGGCGCACTGGTAGTGGTACTGGGTGCGGTGTGGCGATGGGGTGAGCAGCCAGCGGTGTTTGCATTCGGTCATAGTCCTAACTCCTTGAGTGCGTTTTGAAGTCCAGCGAGTCCACCGACACGCTGGTTGTTGATGAAAATCTGGGGCATTTGTCGGGCTTCGGGGTAAAGCATGTTCAATGTTTCAAACCACAGCGGCACCTCGATGTCCCGATCCTCAAACCCGATGCCCTTGCTGTCCAGCAACCGCTTGGCCGTGGTGCAGTTGGGGCAGTTGGTCTTGGTGTAGATCACGATGTTCATTGCATCTTCTCCTGAATGTCCGAGGGGTCAACCACCATCATCTGCTGGAAATAGATGGCAAAGGATGCCCGGGTGTCGTTGCCAAACGGCATGGCGTTGACGCGCTTCATGGCTTCTTCCATTGCGCTGTTCCAACCTGAGACAAACACGAATCGGGCAGCGTCTTGAGGGTTTAGTCCCATGTCGCCATAAAGGCGGTCATAGTGTTCAAGTGCGTTCATGGTTGAGTCCTTCAAACGGGATTTTTCAACATGACCGAATTGTCAATCGAATCGGTTGAGCCGGTGGAATCGGATTTTTCGACATGACCGATTTCTCCAGCCAAATTCTTCACCCGGCCACGCTTGCGCGGGGGTGTCGTGCTCACGGGCGGCAAAAAAGAATCATGCAGCGCGGGGGCCAGTGCTTCAACCAGTCCCAGCACGTCCAGCAACCGGGCCACGGCTGCACCGGGTTCGCGTTCACCCGTGCACCACTTGCGAACGGTGAAGACGGGGACGCCGAAATAATCAGCGGCCCGGGGTTCGTCAAGGTTCAGGCGGTCAACGGTTTGCCGGACCCGTTCGGCCACGGTACCGGGGGCCGGGGTTTTGGGTTGTTTTAGGGGGGTTTCGTTCATGGGTGGGGGTGTCCTATGGGTCAGGGTCAAAAAATGCCCCTAGGTTTGATCCTAGGGGCTGGGGGTTACGGGTTCGGCGGTTACAGGTCGAGAAAGTCAGAGACTAACGGGACCAAAACGACACCGGCAAGGGCGATTAAAAGGGCGGTTATCAATCGGCACCCCCGTTCGCTTCGGCTTCTTCGCCCTTCTCAATGGCCGAAAAAATCACGGACTTGTCATAGTCCGAAGAAACAGACGGGGCGGGGTAGTGGCCCGCCAAACGGGCGAAACAGTCATAAAAGAACTCTTTATATTCTTCGGCTGACCCGTGTTCGTCTTCCCAGTGCTTCAGCGAATCATCAGCGGCGGCGTCTTGCGCCTTTTCCAGTTCTTCGGCCAATGCGTCCCGTTCGGCTTCGAGTTGTGCAATTTGGGCCAGTAGTTCAGCGGCCCGGGTGTCGCCCGCCATGTAGGCGGCGCGTTCTTGTTCTTCGGTTGTCAGTTGTTGCGTGTTCATGGTTCAATTCTCCAAATTGACAGTAAAACGGTTTTCACCGTGGCCGATAAAAAGGGTACCGATATTCGAGAAAATCCGGCAGTAGACGCGCCGCCACCGTCCATTAAACTTGACCATGTGGGGCGTGGGGATGCGGGAACCATACCCGGTAGCGGTGAACGAAAGCCCCCGTTCTTGCCACCACAGGGGTGCGGTTTTATGGTCCACCGATACGGTGGCGAAACTATCGCGGGTGCCGTCCGGGCGGGTGGCGTGGGTTTGAATGTAGGCGTTCATGGTTCAGGCTTCCAATGCTTGTTTGATGCGGACCACTTCGGCCCGGGCGGTGTCCAATGCTTCGGCTTCGAGTTCTTGGGCGACTTCGGACAAATAGGCGTTTGACGTGTCGGAAAAGTTGCAGTCAATGCCCCACAGACTGGCGGCATGGTCCGACAGTTCAACACCGTTACGGGACACGGACAAAACCACGCCCACATAAAACCATTCATCATCCCGCCACCGCTGCACGTCTTCGGTGTCGTAACAGTCGAAGTCCGTGGGCTTTGTGTCGGTGTCGTGCTGCAACCGGGCGACAAAATCAAACCCTTCGCGGGTCCACTCGATGCGGTCCCCTTCGCAGGCGTATTTATCAAACTGGGGGAAAGTTGTTTCTGTTGTCATGGTGTCATTCTCCAAAAAAGAAATTGGCGGCGTATTCGCAAAGGGTGTCAGACTTCGCGCCGAAATACTGGGTCCACGGGGTGCCCCAGTCCTGATATTCAAGCCACGCCCGGCAAGGGGTGCCCCGGTCCAGTTCGCCCACGATACGAACCGCAGGCCCGCCGGTGCACAAAAGGATCATGAACTCCACCGCCTCAAGGGGTGCGCCGGGATTTTCCCAATCGCTGCGCACTTGGACTTCTAGCGGGTCTTCTTGGATGTTGTCCCGGGCGGCGTCTTCGTCTTCGCAGTCCCCGGCGGCGTCTTCGAGTTCGGCCAGTTCTTCGGCGTTGTCTGTTTCCCATTGGGTCAAGGCTTCACGGGCTTCCGTTTCTGCCTCTTCCGCCGCTTTTAGTGTGTGCTCTAGCGCTTGGATTTCTTTGGGCGTTGTGGTTGTGACTGGCACGGATGGAAAATAAATTCCGCTTGCTGTATGGCTTTTTCGTTTAATTGGGTTGATGCCCCAATTTTTGTACTGCTGCAACGCTCCAGCCGTCCCGATGCGTGACGCTTCCGCGTCCTTGACCGCTTCGGTCAGTTCTTCGCGTTCGTCCCGCAGTTCTTGCAGGCGGTCATAGTCGCAGGTCAAGGCGGCAAGCATTCGCACAATGGACGAATACTGCGCGGCGGCTTGTTCTTCGGCGTGGTTGTCGGTTTTGGTTGTCATGATGGTCAGTCCTTACGGTTACGGGTTACAGGGAAAACAAAACAACGGTCAACAGGTACAGGGCACCCAGTGCGAAGGCTGCACCCGCCCAAATCATCAGCGGGGCGGGTTCTTCAGTCTTCAGGGGTTCGGGGTGCAAATCGAGATAGTGCAGGGCGTGGCGGTTCATGGTTTGGCTTTCAGTGGTTACGGGTTGTTGATGTGCTCAATTCTAACCCACTGGGTCAAGTTGTCAATAGGTTACGTGAAAAAAGTTTCTAGGTGCTTTCCCTTACCCAGTGGGTGCACCTTTCATCACTGGTGACAAATTGCCCTTTTATCGCTGGGGGTAGGTTTCTAGGATTCTGAAATTCTAGTGCTTTTAAAAAGTACTCTAATTTTCGCCTTGCCTGCGCGAAAGGTGAAAGTGTCGCCATCGAACAAAAAAAGGGTTTCCCGGACCCACTGGGTGCCCACTTTCCCCGGTTTCTGGGGAATTCCCCCGGCTTCTCGATTGAACCCCGGACCCACTGGGTGCGCGTATTCCGTGCCCACTTTGCCCGCCCAAAGTACCCGGACACCTTGACCCACTGGGTGCAAGTGGTGCGCGAATCTCCGCACCCACTGGGTGCGCGGGTGCTGGGTGTCGCCCACTGGGTCAGGGTTGCAGTGGTGCCCGGGAGTCGCTGGGGTGAGGGGAGGGGGTAGGGCCAGCGGGGTCGATGGTCCGGCTACGTAGGCATCACAGAAACTCTGAAAATTTTTTCAAAAATCAAAAACCCAATGGGTTCCCTACCCCCACCACCCCAACATTGCGCAGGAATCCGTTATGCTTTACACTGAGGACACTATGAAACAAGAGAACACCTCGTTCGTAGGCACGGCTGTCGCCAGTGAAAACCAACTGCCAAACTGGCTGACCGTGCCTGATCCAGAACCCCTCAGAACCTCGAAGGCTGCAAGGGCGTTGCTGCATGTCGAATATGAGCAGATATTCGAGCGCATCGTGGAAGACATCTACCGTGGCCGGTCCCTGCAATCGCTGATTGAGGATGACCACCGGGCCATCTCGTATGAGGACTTCCTGCGTTGGGTCAAGCGTGACCCCGTTCGCCATGAACGGTTCAAGGAAGCGCAGGAGATGCGTACCGAGTTTCTTGCGGGGGAGATTCTGGAAATTGCCGATGGGGTCGAGTCCATCGACGCCAACTCGAACGACACGGTGAACCGTGACAAGCTGCGCATCGACACGCGCAAGTGGCTCATGGGTGCGCACAACCGCAAACGCTACGGCGAGACTAAACAAATTGAACTGGGTGGCACCATCTCCATCACTGAGGCGTTGGCGCAGGCCCAAGCTCGGGTGATCGAGGGTGAGGTCATTGACGTAACCCCTCGACTGGAGAACGACTGATGAACATCTTTATCGACGGTGAGTGGAACAGCTACGGTGGAGAGTTGATCTCGCTGGCGCTGGTTGCAGCAGATGGCCGATCCTTTTACGAGGTGCTTGGTTGTGACAATCCTGATCCTTGGGTGGCTGAGAACGTAATGCCGAAACTGGGCAAACCGTCAATCACGCTCCAAGAACTGCAAGAACACCTCGAATTGTTTCTGCGCCAGTTTGAGTTTGATTCGGTTCACGTCATTGCCGACTGGCCGGAAGACATCATGTGGTTTTGCAAAGTGTTGATCACTGGCCCGGGTACACGACTCGACACCCCACCTCTGACTATGGAAGTGCTGCGTGTCGATACTGTTTCCACAAACCCCCACAACGCGATGGCAGACGCTACGGCGTTGCGCGATTGGTATGAGAGTGTGGATATGAACTCCGTGAGGACCGACTGATGCAGAACAATCTTGGTTTGTTGTTTGCGGCACTTTATATTTCCGAAGGGTGGTATGACAATTGGAGGCGTCACCCAAACCGCATTCACTCTAAAGCCCGTGCAGTTGTGTTATTTGACCGAGTGTTAAATCAAGAAATGCGAGGTAAATAATGCAAAAACCCCGGTACAGCCCAGAAGACGAGCAAACGCTCATGGCCCAGCTTTGGAGTCCTGCTCTCAAGGACGACCCCGAAGCGTTTGTGCTCTTTGTGTTCCCTTGGGGGCAGAAGAACACACCCCTCGAACACTTCAAAGCCCCTCGTGCGTGGCAGAGGAGAGCACTGCGCAGGATACGGGACTTCATCAAGGAGAACCGGGGCAAGCTGACCAACGACCAGTTGATCGACGCGCTGCGCAGGGCCGTGTCATCGGGCCGAGGCGTGGGCAAGTCAGCACTGGTGTCGTGGCTGATCCTGTGGATGCTGTCCACCCGCATCGGCTCCAGCGTGATCGTATCTGCCAACAGCGAGAACCAGTTGCGCAAAGTCACATGGGGTGAGTTGACCAAGTGGGTCACGATGGCGATCAACGCCCACTGGTGGGAACCTACGGCCACGAGCCTGAACCCGGCCAACTGGTTGACTGAACTGGTCGAGCGTGACCTGCGCAAAGGCACCCGATATTGGGGTGCCGAGGGCAAGCTGTGGAGCGAGGAGAACCCAGACGCCTATGCCGGTGTGCACAACATGGACGGCATGATGGTGATCTTCGATGAGGCCAGCGGTATCCCAGACTCGATCTGGTCTGTGGCGGCGGGCTTCTTCACCGAGAACATCTTGGACCGGTACTGGTTCGCGTTCAGTAACGGACGGCGCAACACCGGGTACTTCTACGAGGCCGTGGACGGCAGCAAGCGGGAGTTCTGGGAGAGCGAGAAGATCGACGCCCGCACAGTCGAGGGCACCGACAAGACCATCTACCAGCAGATCATCAACGAGTACGGTGAGGACTCGGACGAGGCCCGGGTCGAGGTCTACGGCGACTTCCCCAAGTCGGGTCAAGACCAGTTCATCGCGCCGCACCTTGTTGATGACGCCATGAAGCGGCAACTGCACAAGGACATGACCGCGCCCATCATCGTGGGTGTTGACCCGGCCCGGGGCGGTATGGACAGCACCGTGATCGCCGTGCGCCAAGGGCGGGACATCGTGGCGATCAAGCGGTTCCGTGGTGACGACACCATGACCACCGTGGGCCACGTCATTGACGCCATCGAGGAGTACCGGCCAGCACTGACCGTGATCGACGAGGGTGGCCTTGGATACGGCATCCTTGACAGATTGACCGAGCAGAAGTACAAAGTGCGCGGGGTCAACTTTGGCTGGAAGGCCAAGAACCCGACGATGTGGGGCAACAAGCGGGCTGAGATTTGGGGTGCGATGCGCGACTGGCTCAAAACCGCCAGCATCCCGCAGGACAGGCTGCTCAAGAGCGATCTGGTCGGTCCGATGAAGAAGCCCAACTCGGCCGGTACCATCTTTTTGGAAGGGAAGAAGGAAATGAAAGCCCGTGGACAAGCATCGCCCGATGCGGCTGACGCCATCGCCGTGACCTTTGCGTACCCTGTGGCACATCGGGAGTACAATGACCGCACAATCACCCGGCGCAACGCTCAAAACGGTGCAGCCACAACGTCATGGATGGGAAGTTAACCGTGCCCCTCGTCAAATCGCCGTCAAAAGAGGCGTTCCGCAAGAACGTCAAGGCTGAAGTAGCAGCCGGGAAACCCCAAAAACAAGCAGTTGCGATTGCCTATTCGGTCAAGCGCGAAGCTGCTAAAAAACCCACAACGAAGCCCAAAAAATGACCATTCAAGCCCTGCAAGACTGCCTGATCGTGCGCCCAGACATGGAGAAACACGAACTTTTCATCCTTCTGAAGCAGAAACAAACAGGCACAGGTGTGGTAATCTCCGCTGGCCCAGACGCCAAAGACGTGAAAGTCGGCGACAAAGTGCTATTTGGTGATTCCATCGGTCAGGACTTAAAATGGGAAGGTGACAACCTTCTGGTCATGAGGGAATCACACACCCTCGGAGTATTTGACGAATGAAAGACACCACCGGAATCGTAGCCGCAGCAAATGTGGCAAAAAACGGACCTTACCCATCGAACGGCGGTTCCGAGGAAATTCTCACCGTTGCCCGTTCACGCATGAAAATGGCGATGGCGGCGTTTTCCCAGACCCGGGAAGACGAACTCGATGACCTGCGGTTCTACGCAGGCTCCCCAGACAACCAGTGGCAGTGGCCTGCTGACGTGCTCCAAACTCGTGGTGCCGTGCAGGGTCAAACGATCAACGCCCGCCCGTGCCTCACCATCAACAAGCTGCCGCAGCACGTTCACCAAGTGACGAACGAGCAGCGCATGAACCGTCCCGGCATCAAAGTGATCCCGGCTGACGACAAGGCGGATGTTGACGTGGCAGATGTGTTCAACGGCGTGATTCGCCACATCGAGTACATCTCCGATGCTGACGTGGCCTACGACACCGCTTGCGAGAACCAAGTGTCCTATGGCGAAGGCTACATCCGTTTGCTGACCGAGTACTGCGACGAGAAGACATTCGATCAGGACATCAAGATCGGGCGCATCCGCAACAGCTTCAGCGTCTACATGGACCCCATGATCCAAGACCCCACGGGCGCAGACGCCCGTTGGTGCTTTGTCACGGAAGACCTGACCAAAGCTGAGTACGAGCGTCTGTACCCCGATGCAGCGCCGATCAGCACATTGATGAGCCTTGGTGTGGGCGATCAATCCATCGCCCAGTGGATTGGTGAGAACACTGTCCGCATCGCCGAGTACTTCTACATCGAGTACGAGAAGCAAACGCTCAACCTGTACCCCGGCAACCAGACTGCGTTTACGGGCACACCCGAAGACAAGACGCTGCGCATGATGTTCGGCAAGCCGATTCGCACCCGCGAAGCTGACCGCAAAAAAGTCAAGTGGTGCAAGATCAACGGCTACGACATCCTCGAAGAACGCGAGTGGGCCGGTGCATACATCCCCGTGGTGCGCGTGGTCGGTAACGAGTTTGAGGTTGATGGCCAGATGTACGTGTCGGGCTTGGTGCGCAACGCCAAGGATGCCCAGCGCATGTACAACTACTGGGTGTCGCAGGAAGCTGAGATGTTGGCGCTGGCCCCCAAAGCCCCGTTTATCGGATACGGCGGTCAGTTTGAAGGCTACGAGCAGCAGTGGAAGACTGCCAACACAAACAACTGGCCCTATCTGGAGGTCAATCCAGACGTTACAGACGGCCAAGGCGCTGTGTTGCCACTACCCCAGCGGGCACAGCCTCCGATGGCCTCCAGCGGCCTGCTGCAAGCCAAGGCGGGTGCTGCTGAAGACATCAAGTCGGCCACCGGCCAGTACAACGCATCGTTGGGCATGACCAGCAACGAACGTAGCGGTAAAG